TTTTACAATTTGTTCGAGAGTATCAAAATTAGGGGTAGATTGGTATTTGGTGTGATACTCCTTGGTCATTTGCAAGATAATCTTAAAGTATTTGTTATCAAAATATGTTGTTTCAATAACATCCATAATTGATGTTGAAAATTCTTTATTTACAATAAGTTGGTTTAAAAGTTGTATTTGGAATGTGTTTCCTAAGTAGTCAAAGTTTTTGTTCATATGATATATTTCTCTCGTCTGTTTTATTAAATATTCACTTGTTTAAGTCAAATCCCAAATATTCTAAACTTAATTTTTGTTCGGAAAAAATGTCAGTTAATTCTTTTAACATGTTTTTTAAAAATGGTCTTACGTCAACAGTATAACGAACTTTTGGTGGGAATTTTTTTCCATCAATACATCTATGACAAATTGTCTGTTCACCAATTTTAAGATAAATATTGAATTGTTCACTACCTTCAGTAAGGGATGTTTCCATGATTAACGGGTCATTGATAATTAAATTCATATTGTCCATCATATAAATTACTGTTTTCATTTTTAGGTGATACTCAAGTTCTCTTTTAAATTGTGAGATAAAGTCGTATAAGTCTACGGAATTTTTTGCCTTTGGGTTATACCCTCTGACATTAAAGAATCTTTGAACAACGATGTTATCGTTTAATGTTAATAAAAATTCTATTTTAGTGCTGTCTTGTTCTTTCATAATTAATTTTTTTTTGTGTTTCTTTTTTCTTTTCTTGTTAATTTCATAAAAGGTGTTAGGAAGTTTACCCAAGCCTCGTCATTTTTTGGTAGATATTTGAAAAGTCCATCTTCCACCATCATTCTCATTAAATTTTTATATCCCCTATCTGTAGGGTCTATAGTGTCAGTTAAAATTTGTTCAACTAATTTTTTTCCATCGGTAGTGATTAAAGGGTTTGTAAGGTCGACTATCTTTTTGTTTGTTGTATAAAACTCTTCACCAAGTATAGTTGATTTTGTCTTACCAGTCAAAAGATTTGTGAATGTTTTTGAAGGTTTGTCCTGCAAAAGATTTCGAGCACAATCTAAAATTTCTTCCATAGTACAAGGTTTCTTCTGCACCTGAGGGAAAAACTTAACTAATGTTTTTTCTCCAAGTCCCTGTATTCCTTCAATATTGTCTGATTTGTCCCCCGTGAATATCTTTGTCAACAATACATTGTAGTGAGGTATATCCACTTTGTTTAGAGATATCATATCTCCGTTTTTAAAGTACTGTTTTGTGATAGGCGAATAGATTGTCACATGTTCAGAGATAAGCTGTGTAAGGTCTTTATCCGCAGAAAAAATGATAATCTTCTCGTCTTTAGATATCTTACAATAATAAGCAATTAAGTCATCTGCCTCATTGTCGTGCATCTCAACCTGTCTTACAAATATCTCCTCAAGATATTGTTTGATTCGAGACTTCTGATACAAATACGATTCGTACTTATATTCATTCATATCGTCTTGTCGTCTGTTCGCCTTATACTGGGGGTATATAGATTTTCTGATGGACGAATTTGAATCTCCGTCCCAAAACACAACAACTTTATCATGGTTGTGTTCATTAAGAAATTTACGGAGTACACTCACAAAGTGAAATACTCCACCCACATGAGCTCCGTCGTTAAACACGTCTTTTGCTCCGTGGAATCCTATCTTAAATAAATTATCTCCGTCTACTAGTAATGTCTTAATCACATTTGTGATTTAAATTAATATAAAATCTTGTTACTTTTTTTCAAATTGTCTTCCGCCCATAATGGTTGAAGATTTTTATAATGACATAACATATAAAGTTCGTCTTCTGTTTTTGCCGATGATAACGGAATGATGTGGTCAATGTGCCACTCACTCCTATTTTCCCAAGTCATACCATCAATAAATTGGGATTCTAAATGTTCCTTAAGGAATTGTGGAGAACATCCAACAATTTCGAAAGTATGTTTCGACTTATATTTTAGATATCTATTGACTGAAGTTCTAATGTTAGTTTTAAGTCTAAATAGAATATCTTCTTTTTTTCTTTGTTTTTGGTAATTATTTGAATATTCTTTATTATCACGAGACCATTTTAACTTTCTTTCTTTTTCTTTCTCGTAGTTCAATTTATTATATTCTTCAAAGTATTTTTTATAGTATTCTTGGTTTTCTTTGTTCCATTTAGTATTATATTCTTTGATTTTTTCTTTATTATCTATTCTATACTTTTTAGATTCAATACTTTGACATTCTCTACAATAACTTCTAACCCCGCATTTGACTTTTGACATCTTGTTAAAGTATTTCAATTCTTTTTCAATATTACATTTTGTACAAACTTTGGTTTCCATTTTTAATTATCTTCTTCTTTTTCTTCCTTTAAATCAAAATCACCATCAGTACCGATAATTTCTTTCCAATATTCGGCATGTTCTTTTTTATATTTTTCTATATTGGATTTTTCTTCGGTGGACTCTTTGCCAGCAATAAACCCGTGTGGGGTTACAATTATCTTACCATCATCATATCCAAGTCCGTTAATGTGATTCTTCATAACAGAAATTTTTGTTCTTGAAGCGAATTTAATAGTTCGTTTATCTTTAGTTGCAGTAATTTTAGTAGTACCAGCCTCTTTTTGATTACCAAATAAGAACACTAATGAGGAATTTAACCAAATAGCTTCACCACCCTTACTCTTAATTTTAGGTTGTCCAAATGGATTATCTGGTAAACTCACCCAAGGTTGGTTAACAATTACCAAAGTATTTTCATATTTTGATTCTGCCTTACGACTTCCCGAAATACGTTGATTGATACCCATTCCAATTTTGTCCGCCAAAACTCCAGCATTTTGCATTTTACCACCACGACCTTCAAATGTCATCTTACATCCAATTGAACCTACAGAATCCCATAAGAACAATAAACTATAATCTAATTCACCTTTTTCTTGAGCATCCAATAATGAGTTTATATAATCTGTAATTTCCTCAATATAATTGAAACTATTATTAAAGATGAAGAAACCGTCCCAATCAATTTCTCCTGTTTCAGTATCAACAACTTCTTCGCACTCAAACCCCATTAATTTAGCGTGCTCGAACGACCATTTCTGTTCTGTAATGATGAATACAGGTAGAATACCTTTCTTTTGGGCATCAACGGCAGTTTTAACTAACGCAGTTGTTTTTCCTGTGTCAGAGTGACCCAAGAACATATTTAAGTGCCCAATTGCAGGACCTGGTAGTCCAACCGCGTCTAAGAAGTCCGGACCTAAGTCAAAAAATCTTTGTGGTTTGTATTTAGCAGAAGTAGAGAATTTTTTCTTTACTGAGTTAAAGTCGTTTTTTTTAATTGCCATTTTCCCCATAAATATTAAAATTTATAATTGTTTGTAGTTTGTCTTTTGCATTTGTTAATTTTTCAACTAAATTATCCATTTCTTCTGTATGTTGTGGATGTTCTCCAATACCAACTGAGCTACTGAAATAAATGTATAATCTTGCTTCAGAATCTGATATCTCAGCCTCATATTTTTTTATTAAAGCTGTTTTTAATTTTTCTGCGATAAATGGTTTCATAGTGTTTTTTTTATAAAATATAAACAAAAAAACGGGAACAATAAACTGCTCCCGTCAGATTTTTTTTAATAATTTATTTAGAAAGGTAACTCTCCGTCAGCTTCATCATTTAATTGTGGGTCAACAATTTTAGTTGTTTTACTCCCGCCAATAGATGTGGTTAATTCATCATTATTTGAATATACATATCCACCTTTTTCAGTATCCCATTTTGGAGTTTCTCCACGAGCAATTGCTTCAAGATAGTCAACAGGTTTTTTAGAATATACATCCAACCAAGTCATCTCGTCATTAATCCAAACATTAGCTTGAGCTTTGTCTTCGTGAACAGGAGCTGGGTCATCGTACATGATTGTAGAGATACTTGTATACTCTTTACCCGCAGGTGTTTTAGATTTACTTAATTCGATAACAAGGTCACGTCCTTTTTCAGGGTCGGTGATATCACCTTTGTTTCTCCAAATTGGAATGATTTTATCTAAGATACCATCATTCTTATAGTTGTGTTTAAATCTCCAAAATTTAACACCGTCTTCTTCGTGGTCTCTATCAATCACTTTAACGATGTAGAACTTACGAGACTTGTATTGTTTTGCCAATTCTTTGTCTGATTCTTTACCTGTAGACATCAACTCTTCGTAAACCTCATTCAAAGGTGAACGTTCGTTATCATTCTTTCCTGGGTCAAAGAATTTATTCCATTGTCCACCAACTTGAATTTCGTGGTACCATGCTTCTTTGAATGGTGAAGAACCATCTGGTGTTGGTAGGATACGTACTCTACGTTGTCCTGATTTCTCTTTGTCAGAAAGGATACAAGCGAAATACTTTTTCATTCTTTCGTCTTGCGACATTTTGCTTTGGGCCCCGCCCCCTTGTTGTGCTTTTTCGTACTGTGCCAATACGGCGTCTAATGAACTCATCATGTTTTTATATATTTAAATTTAATTTGTGTTATAAATATAATAAAATTCTATTGATTTGTCAAATAAAAAAGGTCACTTTTTGAGTGACCTTCCATTTTATTTTATTTTAAGATTATTTGTATTTAAACTTGTCATTAATATCATTTGATTTGTTTCGAAAAGAATCTTGAATGTCATTAACATTAATGTCGGTTACATCATCAGAAGTTAAAACATATTCATTTTTTCCTGTTTTTTCCATCTCATCTGTTTTATCATCAAAGAATTGTGATAATTTTTGGTTGAATGGATATGAGTCATAACTTCTTAGTTCCAATTTTTCTTGTGGAGTTTTTTCTCTGTATTTCTCAATTTTATTTTCAAGAGCATTTAACTTGTTCATAATTGCATCCATCTCACCTAATCTTGATTCCAATTTACCTAATTGTCCAAATAAGTTGTCAAAATAATCATCTTGTTTTGACTGAATATCTTTTTGAGCGGTAACTAAATCAGTAATATCAAGTTCTTCGCTGCCTTCACTATCTTTATCTTTTTCTTCCGATTCTCCCTCGTCGTCAATTTTTTCAACTTCAGGGTCATTTTCAACATCAATTGGTTCGGCAGGAGCCTCACCTGCTGCTGGTGGAGGTGGAGCTCCCCCTTCAGGAGGTAACGCTGCATCAACAGGAGGTAACGCTGCGTCAACAGGCGGTGGAACCGCTTCTTGTTCCAAAATATAATTATTGATACTTCTGTATCGTTGAATTTCGCTTAATATCTTTTTATCTATACTCATTATATTATCCGTTTAATAATTGTTTTATACCTTTAGATGTTTCAACTCTAACTTTTCTATTGGCGGTTGTTTGGTGTCCGGCTCTTTCAATAAGACCATCTTTTTCTCTTACGGTATAACAATCTCCCGTATCTAAATCACAAACTTGTTTAGTTCCGTCTCCGTTATCTTCTTGTGAAAATCTTGTTGATTTACCAAGGTAGTTGTCTAATGTTGTTTTAATATCCATAATTATCTTTATATATAAATATATCGTTATTTGTTAAATTATAATTGTATATTCAGTTTAAAAGTGCGAGTTGATAGTTGTCCAGATACTAAAGACCTAGCAAATAATGTAAATTCACAAATGATATTACAATTTGATGGTGGTGTTT